TTATCGTCCCCACTTATCCGCCACCGACCAGGCCACCGACCCAATGGTCAGCAATGCCCCGATCAGCGGTTCGACTTGGGAGGCCTCGACATAGCCCTTGGCGACCAGCGCAGTGCCAGCGACGGTCAGAACTTGGCGGATCAGCGCCAGGATTGCAGGTTTCAGCATGGTGTTCTCCAGTTCAGACTTCATTGGTGGTTGCGAGGAATTCGCCCGGCCGCATGGTCGGCAGGCGCTGTGGGCGGGGTGGATAGGTTGCAGGCCAGCGCGCGCCAAGCAGACGGGACTTGGCGATGCGGGCGATGGTGACGGCGTCGGATTGATTGCCGCCCAGCACGTAGAAATGCGCATCGTCCTGACCGATAGCGAAGCCGACATGGCCGCCCGATCCCCGTGCGAAGACCAGGACAGCACCGACGGTCGGCTGCACTTCCTGGCCGAACAGCAACCAGTTGCGCGCCCAGTAGGAATTGACCTCCAGCGCCCCGAGCAGCGGCTCATCCGGCAGTGCGATGCGGATGCAGGTTTCCACAAAATCCCCGCACCACGGGTTTTTCGCTGGATCGCCAAGGCTGCGGCCATCGCGCTTCAGCCAATCCATCAGCCAGGATCTATCTCGGGCTTCATTCCGGCCGAGGGCAGTTTTCGCCTCGGTGATCCACGGCAGGGGGCCGGGTGCCGCAACAGCTGCAGGGCGCCCGTTTGCAGCCAACAGCGATTTCAGGGCACGGGCAGTGCGCAGGCCCCAGAGGCCGTCGATCGCGCCCGGGGAATGGCCAAGTTGCTCCAGCCCGCGCTGGATAAGACGCAAGGGTTCACCGTCTTCTTTGGTCATGGAGCACTCTTTCTGCCCGCGCGCGGGCAATAAAAAACCCGCCTCTTGGGCGGGTGGTGTGGAGTGACGTGGTGGGGTGGGGTAATCGTCAGTCGGTGCGGCCGCGCTGGAAGGCTTCGAACATCAGATCGCGCATAGCGCGGATATCAGCCTCGATCCGCTCCAGCCGGTCAGCATCAGCCTTTCGGTCTTCGGCGCGCTGCTTGTCGATGCGGTCCCGCTCGAGGTGCAACTCGCGCTTGAGCTGGTCCAGCATGGCCTCGTTGGTGAATGCTTTACGGGTCACCGAAGCAGCAATGGCAAAGCCGCCGCCGATCAAAGCGGTGATGGCCGCGGTGAGACCGTTCTCGCGCAAGATCTGCGCGATGCCGTCCAAGAATGTCGGCTTGTCCGTCATGTGATCTTATCCTGTTGTGCGTGACTAGATGGGGGGCTGGGGGCGGAACACCGATCGGTTGCTTGTGCGGCTGTCGTGAAGAGGTTCACTCCGCGATGCCAAAGATCGCATCCAGCAGCGCCACCGCCTGTACCGGATCACCACCCGCCTTGAACTGCGCTAGGGCTTGCAAGAGCGGATTGGCGTAGAAGATCTGCGTGGCCGCAGCCCAGCGGATTTCTGCCTCGGTGGCGTCTTGGGCCGACATGCCCGCCACAAAACCTGCAAAGGTGGCGGGCCATTCACCCCTCGCGGCGGCCTTGCACTCCTCCGCAGGCAGGATCGCAAGCCGCATCAGAGCCAGACAGAAGTCGAGCTTGGGCAGCGATGCCGCCGCGCGTTTTTCTGCCAAGGTCGCAACATAGGGCGCGGGTGCCGGTGCTTCCTCGAGACTGTGCCCGTTTTCATCTGCCCATCCGGCATAGGCTGGCGAACAGATCGCGCCATCCGGCAGTTCAAACCACCCGCCCTCCGCCACTTCGCGCAGCGGCAGGCCGTGGTGTTTCAAGATCAGCATTGGGTTACCTCAAGACGATGGCGGCAATGCGCCAGGCCGCAGAGGCCGGGCAGGTCGCGGTCGGGGTCAGGGTGGAGCCTGCGAGCCCCGCAACATGGGCGCCGCTCATCCTAAGCGCATTGCCGTTGGCCCCATCAAATTGCTCGGTGACCCCGCCGGTCCAGGTCACACCGGTGCCGCCCGCATGCGATACGGCCGCTACGACGGCCGCGCCCTGCGGCACCGCAAGGCTGCAACTGGCGGCAAGACCCGTGCCCGCTGCCTTGACCCCAACGGGCGTGCCTCGCGTCAAACCCGTCACACTCCAGACCCCAATGGCATGCCGGGCCGAAAGACCCGAGAAGGTGATGGTGATGTTGGCGGTGGTGCCCGTCGGAACGAGCGCGATGAAGAGGCCGATGCCGTCATTTGCCTGCAGCAGCGTTGCATTGATCCCGCCAACCGTAACAGCTGTCGGGGTGACAGTGCCCGGATCTGTGTGCAATGAGACAATGACACAGCGGTTGGGGGCTGCGGCCCCGATCGCCACGGCCGTCCAGGTCGTGGTCGTGTAGTTGTTGCTGGTGTTGAACGAGGCGGTAAAATTCAAAACCGGGGCCGCGAACTGGACCGAAGGGCTGGGCATCAGCGGAAAGCTCATTGCATCGCCACCACGGTTGCCACCACACCGCCATCGGTTTTGGTCAACCCGATCTGGAACATCTGCCCGTTCGTCGTGGTCAACACATCGCCGATCACCTTGGCAAAGCCGCTGAAGGTGATCGCCCCCGCGCTGGCGCTGTTGGTCACCTGGATCATCAGCGTGTAGTTTCCGGCGAAGGTGGGGGCCGCGAGCGTATGCGCGCCGCCATTGATGTATTTCTTGAAGTTCCCGCCCACCGGCGAGGGTGTGAAGGAGCCACTGGCCTTCGTGCCTGCATCTTCAGGGGTTGCCGTGACAGCCGCGGTGAGAACAGCCGCCGCATTGCCCTTCAGGATATTCGCATCGAAGGGCTGCACATTGGTGCCGATCACCAGCCCTAGGGCGCTGCGCACCTCGGCCGCCGAGCCGCTGAAGAGCCCGTCCCAAGCCGTATTGGCGGCGTTGCGAACGAAGAGCTGATCGTTGACCGTGTCATACCACATCTGCCCCGCGACAGCAGTCGCGGGCGCAGCCGCCCCGCTGCTGGCCGAGAAGAGCGCGGCCAATTTGCTGTTGATATCGGAGCGCACGGCAGCACCGCTGCCATTGGCAACCGATTGGGAAGTGACTTGTGCCATCAGGCAACCTCATCTGCATAAAGCCGAAGCTGGGACACCAGCGGCACCCAGACCGGGTCGCGGGTGGAAAGATGCGCGCGGGCCTCGATGCCGCGCGCCGAGATCTCGTGGCTGTCAATTCGGCCCCAATCGGACCAGATCGGTGATCCGGAGGGATCATCTGGTGTGCTGCGCGCTTCGATCACCGCATCGACCTCGGCCTCGAGACTGCCGTCGAAGTCTGGCCAAAGATCGATGGCCTCAGACCGGGCATCGAGGTCGTCGAGAACGCCCGCGGCTGACAGCAGGATATGGCTGCGCAGCCGCACCCGCCGCAGCGCGCCAAAATCCATGCCGCTCGCGAAGGTGAAGCTGCCCGAACTGACCGTGCCGCCGACCCGGTCAAAGCTCGTGACCACATCGACATCGGGCCAATCGTCAAAGGGTGTCACGGCATCAAGCGACAGCGCCCCGTCGATGGCGACCGTGCCGGATTTGACCCCGTCAAAATCGGGCTCGGCCGTCAGGGCCATCACCGGGGCAAAGGCCAGCGCTTGCGCGCCAGTGGTGGAAAGCGAGACAACCTCGCCCAGCACCCCGGAACTGTCGCGGGCGCGCAAAAGGTAGGTGCCGGGAAGAAGTGGCACCACCGCGATGGCATCGCTGCCCGCCACGATGTCGAAGGACTGGCTGCTGGCCCAGGTCGCACTCGGGGCCTGACTGTGTCGGATCACGATATTGCCGCCGATACGCACATCGAGATCGGCAGACCGCGTCCATTTCAGGATTGCCATGCCGCCTGCGGTTTGCAGCGTCACCCCCGCGAGCGCAGCAGGTGGGGCTGTCAGAGCCAGCACCTCCTTCACCGTGACCGACCAAGGCGAAGACACCCCAAGAACCGTCAGCGCCTTGACGCGGAACTCCCAGAACCCCGGGGCGATATCGCGGATTTCCATTGCGGTTGCGTCGGTGCGCCCGTGGTTGGTCCAGGCGCCGCTGCCAAGAGCGCTGCCGAGTGAATCCACCATCCGGCTTTCGACCTGATACTGCGCCACATAACCACTGTCGGATGCGCGCCAACTGACCAGCACAGCCGCTTTCACCCCTGCGCCATCGCGGGTGATGTAGAGCGATTCTGCGATCTCGGGGCTTCCAGGCGGGGCCACATTGAAGGCCGAGGGCAGGGTCGATCTGGGGGCTGCTGCATAGATCGCGGCCTCACTCGCATCCCAATCATAGACCAAGGGCGATGTTTCGCGCAGCACCAGTTCCGGCAAAAGCTGCGGACCGTCGCCGGAGGTGGCCAGATCGAGCCGCGCCTCAATCACCTCATAGGGTTTAGCCGCCATGCCCCAGCGATCATAGGTCAGCGCCACGGTATCGCCGACCTGCACCGCCCACGCTGAAAGCTTGCCTGCAAAGCGGATCGACATTTGCCGCCGCGCGCGTTCAAGCTCGATCTTGGCCAGCCGCTGCGCCGTGGTCGCCGATTGCGTGAAGGGCAGCGCAATATCGCGCCATTTCTCCTCGCCGCCATCCTCGGCGCGATAAACCTCGCTGACATAGGCCGGAAAGTCGTCGGGCTGCCAATCATTTTCGGGGCTGATGAACTGGCCGCGCACGCCGTTGAAGTTTTGTGCCGCACTGATCCGCGTCGAGAGCGTCAGACCACCTTCGCGCGCATGATCCTGCGTCAGACCGAACGTAGGCATGCGGTACGCCCCGGCATGCAGTCGCCACTGGCCACCGGAATTAGCCACCCGACCAGCCATTGCGGTGAGCATTGCCTCGATGATGGTTTTTGGGTTTTCGGCGAGCGACACCACCCCGTTGCAGCTGTAGCGGAGTTCAGAACCGCCTGCGGCTAAACTGACGGCCTCGTCGCAGATATTGGCGGCCTCGATCAGCGCCTCGGTGTTGATGCCGTCACTGGCGCCGATCGCGGCCCCAAGGCCAAAGCGGGCATGCGCCATGTAATCGGCCAGGCAAAGCGCAGGGTTCTCCGAATAAGCAAAGGTATCGCTGCGCGGATCGTAGATGTCGTTCTTGCCCTGAACGTCCACCGAGATCGCCGGGATGCCACCGGGAAAGGCGTCCTGATCCGCCTGCAGGCGCAGATGGATGGCGGCGCAACCGCGCAATCGATGGGCGGTTGTCCAGGCTTCGGGCAAGGCTGCGATCAAGCCGTCAAAACCGGTCTGGTCGTCAGTCCCGAGCCGCTTTTCGACTGTGACAAGGCCCGCCCAGCGACCAAGAGCCACGCCGCTGGCGTCCACCGCCGCCTCGCCGTCAAAATAGACAGCCCCGATCCCCGCGACCCGATGCGCCGCCAGCACCACGACCAGATGCAGATATTGCCGTTTTGGCCCGGCCTCGCTGATATAGATGATCACCCCGCCCTTGCGCGCCCGGCCATAGACCATATCGCGCGGGGCAACGGCCTCGCGGACGGTTACGGTGCGTGCGGGCAATGTGGGACCGGGCATCAAGGCGCGCGAGGCGGCGGACAGCAGCAAGGATGCGCCAAGCCGGAGCGCAAGTGTGCCGAAGCCACCAAGGCTGGCAAGACTTGCCAGCGCCGTGCCTGCAAACAACCCGCCTCCGAACAAGGGTGCAAGGAATGCCATTTAGATCCTCCATGCCAAGGCGCAGGAAGAAAGCGCACGCAGTGTCAAACCCTCGGGCGCCAGGAACGCTACCTGCGCGCCAAGGCAGACCCCGAAGGAGGAGGCGTCTGGCGACAGCACCAGGTCGCCGCGTTGCGCCAGCCGCACATCGGCCAGCGGCACCCCGAGCAGGGCGGTTCCTGCTTGCCTCATCGAAGACCACCCCAAGCGCCGCATGACCCGCGCGGCACCGCGCGCCGTCCGATACCGGCCGCGCCAGTGCGCTGCGGTATCATCGCCGCCGATCAGATCGCGGCGCAAATCGAAGGCCCAGGTCGCACAATCATGCGTGCCCCAGGTGAAGCTGCGACTCCGCGCATCGTCGACGGCCGCGGCAAGAAGAACCTCCCAACCGGTGACCTTCATTTGCGGCCCCATTTGATTTCCTGGTCCTGAATGGCCGTGACATATTCAAAGCCACGATCGTCGGGCCAGATCACCTTCTGGCTCTCGTGGGTGTAGCGCCAGCTGCGCGCGGTATTGAGATCGATCAGGCGGCTCTCGTAGCTGATGGTGATCCGACAGGTTTCCAGATCGTCGGTGATCTCGGGTACATCGAGCCGACCCGCAAAGGCCAGCACCGGATCGGCTATGATAGTGCCAGCTTCGGTCAGAAGCCCGAGCCAGAGCTTCCCCGGCAGACCCTGCCGCGCTTCCGCGATGGCCAGTTGCACGAGATCTGGCGGCACGCCAGACAAGGACACCACCGTGCCTGAAGCCACGACGGAGCCGGTTTCCTCGACGCTGCCAAGGCCTAGAAGCGCGCCAGCCCCGGACCAAGATTGACCGGCCCAATCAATGGCAGAGAGCCCCGACCACAGCCGCAGCGGGCCGGAGGCAAAACCGCCTTCGTAAAAGATCACCGGGCGCAGATCCCGCGCGCCAAGGGCTGCGGCAAAATCCGGCGTCAGATCGCGGCTCATAACGCCTCCCGGGCGGTCAGGGTGAAGAGAAAGGTGTCCGCCCGGCCAATGCGGGTCGGAACGGGAGCTGTCAGCCGCAACAGAACCGCAGGTGCCGCGATTTCCAAGGCAGCGCCATCGGTAGGGGATGCCCGCAGGCGCGGCACGAAGCTGAGCGTTGCGAGCCCCGAAGCATTGCTGATCACATCGGCGGTCAACTGATAGAGCCGTGTCTGGTGATCAACACCCAGCGAGAAGAAATCCCCGGCAAAAAGTGGAGTGCTGGAGGCGGGCCAGCCGTTGGTGTTCAGCGTCCCGCCACTCTGGCCTGCGCCCGCAACCGTCGGCGTGTACGCAATCCCCGGCTGCCGGATCGTGGGGTCGCGGAACAGAAACCGGCCCCGCAGGCCGCCCAGCGCGGTTAGAAACGCCGACAGCCGTCTGCCATCACGCCCATTGGTCCGCGCCATCTCGATCCCGTACTCCCACCACTCCCCGCCCCAATCCTGCACTTGTTCGCTGCCGGTAAAAGGTGAGGTCGCAACAGCAGTCGCGCTGACGAGACGCCGCTCGAGCGATTGCAGGAGGGTCAAGGGAAGTTCTGGGATCATTGTAGGGGTTCATTTTTCAAAGGGTTTGGCCACGACGCCGACCATCCGCCACGCTGGCCTTGGCCAGGCGCGCGATTTCCGGCAGGGCCGCGCGCAGCTTGGCATCGATCTGTTCCGCCACACCGGCCTGCGCCCCGCGCGCGTCGATGCTGATCGAAACACCGCCAGCCCCAGCACCGCCCCGGCTGACTCCACTTGCGACCTCGGCACGCGACAGCACCCTTTCGCCGCGCTGCAGGATCGCTGGAACCTCGTCGGGGCGCAGACCAGCCCAGCCGCCAGCGTGCATACGTGGGGCACCGCCGAAAGCCAGGGGCGAGACCATGCGGCCAGGTCCAGGCCCGCCGACCATGCCACCGTCGTGTTGCACCGGGGCAAAGATGCTGCCGAACCCTTTTGAGAGCCAATTGGCCAGGGGGCCCAGTACGGAGTTCTTGAAGGCCAGCGTGGCAAGGTCCGCCAGGATCGAGGAGACCAGTGATTTGAAGTCGAGCTTGCCGGTGGTGACAAAATCCCGGAATGCGCTTTCGGCCGAGCTGAAGGCCGAGGTCAGCGTCTCGCCCAAGCCCTTGCCCCAATCCATCGCGCCCTTGGCATATTCCGCCAGCGATTTACTGACCTGCGCCCAACCGGCGGCCGCCGCTTCCGCCGCAGCCTTGGCCGCAGCACCAGCCCCGCCTGCCGAACGACCCGCCTCGTCAAACCCGTCCGACAGGGCGGCGGCGGCATCCGTTGCGCCGTTCAAAGCTTCTTCGCTCGCAGTGCCGGTGCCAAAGATCGCAGCCTTCAGGGCTTCCCAAGCCGTCATGGGGCGCGAGGCCGCCTCGGACAACATACCCGCGGCCTCTGCATATCCGCCTGCCCGGGAACGTGCAGCTTCGGCCATGCCGCCAAAGAGATCCGGCACATCAACGTAAGTCTTTGCCATCGCCGCCTTGAAGGCCTCGGCTGCAGCAGCACCCGCGTCTGCAGCCGCTCCCTCATACGGATTGGCGATTCTGCCCAGATCTACAGCCTCAAGCGTGCCGATGCTTATCCCGCCTTCGCCCGTTGCCCAATCTGGCAGAAGTGCCAGTGCCGCGTTCAGCCCTTCGATGAAGCTGTTGATCCGCGTCACCACGGCATTCAGCATCGACTCAACTCCGTCGATCAGCCCATTCGCCGCCTGGAAGGCAAAATCGCCGATGGCTTGCGGCAGGGCGCCCCAGATCGCGGTGATTGCATCATAAGCGCCCTGAAACGTGCCGACGGCCGCGTTGCCCCAACCGACCACCGCCGACAGGGCCGATTGCAGCCCGTCGTAAATCCCCGCCTGCGCCTCGGACCAGCGAGACTCAATCCGGGTCCAAGCTGCTGCACCCGACAGCGCGATCCGGTTCCAGACCTCGGCTGCGACATTTCCGAGCAGGCCAAATGCGGCCCCGATCCCGCCCACCTTTGCGGCAAGTTGCGTGAACTGGTAGACCAATTCGCCTGCGCCCACGATCAGCGCGCCAATGCCGGTGCGGATCAGGGCGCCGCGCAGGAGGACCAGACCTGTGGCCAGGCCACGAACAGACAGGGCTGCGGCGGCAAGTCCCGCAGCCCAGCGCCCGGCCATGAAGGTCGCAAAGGTTGTGGCATAGGTGGCGAGGCGGCCGAGGTTATCGAACACCGTCGTGATGGCTGCACCAATAGGTCCAGTGCCGCGCGCCATGTCCGCCAGCGCGTTCGCCACGGATTCCAGTGCTGGGGCCACAGCGGCGGTCAGGCGGTTCGTGAGACCGAGCCAGATCAGGCTCAGTTTGGCGATGGCATCGCCGGTGCGTTCGATCTGGGCGGCATCGCTGGCGCTGACCGCCACGCCGAAGTCGCGCACATCCTTCGCCGCCTCGCGCAAAGTGGCCGGGTCAATCCGCAGAAACGCCAGTGCCGCCTTATCGCCGAAAAGGTCTGACGCAACTGCGGCGCGTTCTGCCTCGGGCACAAATCGGGCCAGTGCCTCTTGAATAGCGACGATGCGTTGATCCAAGGGCAGGGCTTGCAGTTCAGCGGCCGTCAGATTCAGCCGCTGCAGCGCCACCACGGCCGAGCCGGAACCGGTGGCGGCTTCGGAAAGGCGCGTCGTCAGCTTCTTCGTGGCCTGTTCGATTTCGCCCATCGACACTCCTGCCAACTCGCCCGCCCAGGTAAGCACTTGCAAGCTTTCGACGGTGGTTTTGAGGGATGCAGCCATGTCCGCCTGAGCGCCGATCGTCTCCAAACCCGAACGGACCATCGCTACACCCGTGGCCGCTGCTGCTGCCGTCACCGCCGCCAGCGCAATTCCGGCCTTACGGGCAAAGCTGACAAGCCGGGTGTTGGCAAGACCCATCTCCGACGACAACCGCCCAAAGCCCCGCGCGCCCGCCTCGCCGATGCCTTCCAACTCGGCACGCACTTGGCGGCCGCCTTCGGCGACTAGCCGGACAGAGACGCGTTTTTCGGCCATCTGTTGGCCTCCTCAAAATGATACGTCATTGACATATGCGCCATTGGCGCACATATGGGTTTCATGGCAATCGTCACCGTCGTCGAAACACCGGAATTCCAGCGCCGTGCGCGCAGCCTGATGTCAGAGGCCGAGCGACTGGCACTGATCGATTTCGTGGCGCGTAATCCGGCAACGGGTGTCTCAATCGGGGGCGGGGTCAGGAAGTTTCGGTTTGCCCGAGAGGGTGGCGGCAAGAGCGGCGGCTTTCGCGTGATCCATTTTTACAATGCGGATGACGGCACGCCGATCTTTCTGATCACCGTCTTTGCCAAGAACGAGAAAGCCAATCTGACGACCGCGGAAGCCGAGGCCGTCAGATCCTTGGGCGAACTGCTTTCGGCGACCTACAGGAGAACGACATGACCGACGCATTCAAGAGTATCGAGCAGGGCCTGAAGGAAGCGCTGTCGCACGCCCGTGGCGAAGCCTTGGGCGTGGTCCATGAGATCGATCTGCCGGAACCCGACGTGCAGGCGATCCGCGCGCGCACGGGTCTGTCACAGATTGAGTTCGCCCGCAGCATCGGGGTCAAGAAGGGCACATTGCTAAACTGGGAGCAGCGTCGTCGCAGCCCCGATGGACCTGCGCGGGTTCTGTTGGCGCTGATCTCCAAAGACCCCCAGATCGTTCAGCGCACCCTGGCAGGCTGAAGGCATCAGGGATCTGCCTGCCCATCCCTGAGTTGCTCGTTCAACTTGCGCACCATCACCGCCTCGATTTCGGGCAGCAGTTCGGCTACGATCAGCATGTTCACGCCCAGCGCCTGCGCCAAGGCGAATGCCGCCCCCATGTCCCAGCCAAGCACCGCGCCGAGACTGACGCGAACCTGGCCGCCAAGACGGCCAACCAGATCCCAGACCTGCCAGCCGTCTTCCGTCTGCGGTCGGTTCAGTCTGGCTGGGCAGTCGGGGCAGACCCCGGTGCAGGCCGCGCAGTAGCGGTCGCCCCCGCCGAAGGACCACTCGGCAAGGGCGCGGAGACGTTTTTTTCCGCATCCAGGATCAGACCCTTTGCGACGTACCGGGTCTGGAACGCCTCGAAGATCGGCCAGATTTCCAGAAGGGCGTCGATGCCTTCGGGGGTGACAGGTAAGGGCTGGCCCACGTCATCACCCACGCCTTCCCAATCCAGCACCGCACGACGGGCTATGGCCTTGGCCATGGCAAGTGCCAGGTCTTCTGGGGTGGCGGTGTCCGGAAGGTTTTCTATGGCCGGATCGGCGCGGGCTGAGACCATCAGGGCAGTGGTCAAAGGACCGACCAGTAGGCGCAGGCCAGGGGTGAGTGTCAGCCATTCAGGGGTGGCTGTCAGATTCAGTCTGATCATGGTCAATAACTCACAACAGTGTTGACGAGGACGGCGGTGCACATGCGCGCGGGGCTGACAGCCTTGGCAGCCTGCCAGTCGAAAGTCGCCTGGATGCCCTGTGGCCCAGCAATTTCGATGCGCGGGCGCGGCAGGTAGACGGCATGGGCGGTAAAGGTGAAGCTGGCACTGGCGCCAAGGCTCCAGGCAAAGACCAACTCGCAAGACGTGCCGTCGATGGCCTGCGTGATCAACGCGGTGTCGGCAAAACGCACCTCCACCCGGCCGGTCAGGGCGGCCATGCCCGGATCGGCCCCTTCGATCTTGCCGTCCGAGCGGATGGTCTCGATCCGGTCGAGACCGTTGGAATAGTTCACCTCGGCCGAGATGACATTGCCAAGCGCCACGCCATTGCGGGTGATTGCCCCGTTGAAGTGCCCGAATCGCTGCAAAGCGAGCGACGTCGGTGTGCCAGCGGCAGTCGCCGCCGCGACGGTTTCGCCTTGCGCCACCAGCCGCGCGGTAGCGGTCAACAGCCCCGATCGCGCCATCTGCCACGACAGCTGCTCGCAGACGCAGCCGGTGTACATCGCATAGCGCGGAACCTCAGGCATCGCCGTCTCGATGGCCATGCTTGGCAGCGTCCAGTTGCCAGACTGAAAGGTATGGGTCTTAGGCGTCGTGCCGGATGTGGTTGGAGCGCCGAAGGCAGCCTTCAGCCACAGCCCGAGGTTCTCGACGTCGATCGGCACTACCACATCGCCATCGGCCGTGACCGCATCCTTGATCGGGGTCAGCGGATCACGCCCCTGGCCCAGCAGTTCCGACGCAATCAGCGGCTGTTCAGCCCCAAGCGTAGTGCTGGCAAACGGCACCGTCCGGAACCCCGTGGCGGGCGCCGTGCCATAGACAGATTCAAACGCAAGCGCCATCTGCGCCCGCGCCCCATGGGCTCGTGCCATCGTGTTCATCCTTTCAAGTTGTTGATTTCAGGTGCCGGGGTTGCTGCCGATATTCACCTGAGGCATTCTGCCCCGATGATTTATCGCATCGCTCTCTCGGTATTCGTGGCCCTTGCCGGGCTTGTTGTTTCATCCCAGATGTCGGTCGCAGTTGCCGAGCAAGCCTCAGTTCTCGAGGCACGCGTCAGCAAGGTGCAGGACGGCGATACCTTCACCCTAAAGGGCCAGTCGCGCAGGATCCGGGTTTGGGGGCTCGATGCCCCTGAGTGGGATCACCCCGGCGGGTCAGATGCCACGGCGACTCTGCGCCATCTGATCAGTGGCAAAACCCTCACCTGCCAAGTGCTCGACATGGATCGCTACGGCCGTTACGTCGCCCAGTGCTTCCTGCCCGATGGCCGCGACATTGCCGCCGAGATGATCCGGTCCGGCGTCGCCACCGAATACTGTCGCTATTCAGGTGGCTTTTACGGGACCTGCTGACAAACTCTTGGCCGACAAACCCTCAGATATCCAAAGGTGCCAGAGCGATGGATAGTCTCGTTCTCTTAATAGTAGCCTTGGTGGCCCTTTACCTCACGCTGTGGGTGTTCATTTTCCTTCCAGCCCAAATGGCCGAAGCGCGGGGACGCAGTGCCTTTGGCTGGGTTCTGGTCAGCCTCATCTTCTCGCCAATTGTGGCCGTGATCCTGCTCTTGCTGCTTGGCGGTTCGCGTCAGAAAGACACCTAGGGGTTCGAAGGACGGGCCGTCGATGATTACCGGTTTCCGGCGGGGTCCTTAAGTCAGAGGCCCGAAAGTTGAGTAATGCAGGACGACGTTGATCACCGCTGCCTTGAGCGCCGCCGCGCCCTCGATCGGGAGATCGACCGAGGCCGGTGCCTCGGGTTCGACCCAGTCGCAATGCCCGCCAAGCGTGCGGTCGGTTTCCAGCGCGATGCCGATGCTGGAGATCAGGGCGTCGAATGAGGTTGACCTGCCATTCGGGGCTTGGACAACGACCTCTAACTCGGCGCGGTGTTGGTAATGGTACCGCAAGGGTGACAGCGTCACTTCAGGCTCACCCGGCTGGCCGTCGCGCAGGATGATCAGACCAGACGTCGGGATGCGTTCTGGCAGCACCTCATCACGCTGAACAAGCGAGGCAAGCGACTGCAGCCGCGCAAGCAGCGCAGCTAGGACGGTTTCACGGGTGGTGGACATTCGAAGTGCATTTCCTGGTTTGTGACTTCTGCGATGGCCTCAGACATGCTAAAGGTAATACCTGTGAATACTCGCTCGGAGTCGCCCGCATGAACGCCGTCCGCCCCATTGCCGTGAAACTTGATCAAGATACCCGGGACCGCCTCAAGCGGTTGGCGGATGCAAAGGACCGATCCACGCATTGGATGCTGCGCGAGGCGGTAGCCCAGTTCGTCGAGCGCGAAGAGAAGCGCGAGGCGTTCCGGCAAGCCGGGTTGCAGGCCTGGCAGGAGTATCAGGCCACCGGCAAGCATGTCACGCATGACGAAGCCGATGCCTGGCTTGCCAAACTGGAAGCAGGCGAAGATGCAGCAGCTCCTGAATGCCACAACTGATCTGGTCGCCCGCAGCGCTGCGGGATGTCGAACGGCTTTACCGTTTTCTTGCCGACAAGAACCCGGACGCCGCCCGCCGCGCCGCCAAATCCATCCGCGAGGGCATGAACATCCTGCGCGATCAACCGGGCGCAGGACGGCCGGTTGAGGACATGGAGCCTGAGTTTCGCGAGTGGTTCATCACCTTTGGCGACAGTGGCTATGTGTCGTTGTATCGGTTTGATGGCGAGACGGCTGTGGTATTGGCCGTGCGCCATCAGCGCGAGGCTGGCTACTGAGGCGAAGGGGCGGTCAAACCTTCCCCTCCACCCAATTAGCCACGATCAAACCCGGCACACCGTCTACAGCCCGTTCAGCATCCCGCGCCAGATCCAGCCGTTTGCGCAGTTTGACCTGCGGCACCAGCAGGAAAATCGGCACGCTCGCTATTCCTCGCCCTGTTTTCGACCTGGAGGCCACCGCTCGTCCCTTCGAATTCAACCGCCCCTCCGCGACTAGCAGGCTTGGCCCGCGGCGGCGGTAGATGAACCGCAGGCGCAAGCCAGTGCGGCGTTCCCATTCGCCGGGGGTGATTCGGCCACCCTTGGTGCTCTTTCCGGCGGCCGGGGTCGGGATCGCCAGCCAGAACCCATCCTTCGACCGGATCAGGGGGCCGGTGTCATGGGCGCCGATGATCACCGGGGCGTTGGACCAGACCAGTGCGGCGGCGTTCAGACTGTCGCCGGATTTGGGGAAGCTGGCGAGGCGGATGCTGTTTCCAAGCCTGGTGCCAAGCCCCGCGCCGGTGATCTGGCCGCGCCAGGCAGATTTCAGGGAAGTGCCCGCCTCGCGCATGGCGGCGGACACTGCCTCTTCCCCGGCGGCGATTTCGGCCTGCATCAGCGCGACGAGGTCGGGGTCGAAGGCGATCTTCAGCTTCATGTTGGCCGCAGGTCCAGTGACCAGATCAGGCGCTCGCGGTCGCGCACCGGCTCGCCCTGAATGGTGAAGCTGTCGGCCCCGATCACGATCAGATCGCCGGGGCGGGGATCGGGCAGGTCGGACACGCGGACGTCGACCATCGTGGAGTCGCTGACAAACCGCCCAGCCCCGAATTCCGTGATGCGATCCGGGGCGCGACGGATGACGCGGATCGTGCATTCCTCGGATGTGGTGGCAGAAATCCAGACGGCGGCCACCGCCATGGACGGGTTGGCATAGATCCGGTCCATGGCGGCGGCGAAGACGTTCATGGCCGGTCAGTTCGAGGTGTGAATGCGGATCGCGATGCGCGGCCGCTTGTTCACCGGCAGGATTGACGCCTCGGTCATCAGATCGATCCAGCGACCCTTGTCGTCGAGGTGCTGGCGGGCATAGAGCGGCAGGCCGAGGGTGTTGGCCGCCTCCAGCAGGTTGGCCGGGCCGCCATAGGTGGTGAAGGTGTCCATCGTGCCGAGCGGAAACGCGATGCCCTCGTTCGCCGGAACAAGCCGTTCGGTGACCTTGGTCGAGAGGGTGACGGTGCCCGCGTATTCCTCGAACACGATGCCTGCGAAGGGGAAGTTGCGGCGCACATCCTGGCGCAGGGGCTGCGCGCCGGTCGCCGCGTAGAATTTGTAGGCCTCCTCGGTCTTGGGATGCGCGATTAGCTTGTCGAAGAACTCCCGGCTGACGAGGGCATGCACGTCCGTCATGCTTTCGCCAAGGAGGTTGTCCTCCATGGCGCGCAGCACCTCGCGGACCTTGCCCTGCACATTGGTGCCAGCCGTGCCGAGGACGAAGTCGACCGAGATTTGCGCCAGCCCGAATTCAGTGAAGTAGTTGTAGAGGGTGGTGCCAGCCCCATCTTTCACGATGCCGCGTAGGGCGTTCATTTCCATGTATTCGCGGGTCTGGGCATGCTTTCGGCGCATGAGCTGCAGCTTGCGGTTCATCACCTCGACCAGCGGGTCGGCACCATCGAAGACGCCCAGCGCGGGTTGGCCCTGAATGTCGCCGGGCAGGATGACGTCGTCGTGCGGGATCCACGGCAGCGCGAAGGACCGCATCAAGCGGCCCTCGCGGGTGCCGACAGTGGAGGGGCCACCCAGCGGGACGGAGGGCAGCAGGTTTAGAACGCCTTCGTATTGCTCGATGATGACAGAGCGCTGGGTGACGCCCTCGAAGCGGAACAGGCCGATCTGGCCGAGGCGGGTGTAGAGGTTGGGCAGGATGTTGATGGCCTGCGTCATCTCGGCCAGCGAATAGCCGCCAGCGTCAAACGGATTGCGGACAAGGGTCATGGGGTGCTCCGGGGATGTGGGGGAAGGGGAGGCGACGTTGCACGTCAGACGCCGTCGCGGGCGATGATGCCGACGGCGGCCAACTGGGCAATCTTGGCGGTGATCTTGGTGCCGTCATCGACGGTGGCGCCGTAAGCGAGTCCTGCCCGCGACACGATCGTGGGGCCACGGGCAACGACGATGCCGGTGGCATCCGCCAGTGTGGCATCGACGGCGTAAAGCAGCACGGCGCTGGCGACCTGCGATCCATCTGCCCCGGTCGCGGGCGAAAGGGTGTATTTGCCGCTGGCGGTGATCTTCCCCAGCACGGAGCCGACCGGATAGGGCATGCCCTGCAAGAGCGTGATCACCTCGCGGGTGTAGTTCGGGTTGACCTCATATTTGAGGACATCGCCCATGCTGGGCGGTTCCGTCAGGACGGGCATTGGTCAGTCTCCATGTCTTGGGGGATGGGGAGGGCGGTCGAAGTGCGCGCTGGTTCAGCGCTTCGCGTCTGTCGCGGCCTTCTTGGCGGCAGCGATGATCGGACTGTCTTTGGCAGCAGCTGCAGCCGGTGCGGTGGCGATGATGCCTGCTGCATCGCTGCGGGCGGCGATATCGGCCAGAACCCGGGCACGCAAGGCTTCAGGCTTCAGCCCCTTGGTGACGGCATCGGCGGCGTCGATGTTCACGCCGAGCCGGGCAGCCTGCGCGCAAACCTGCGCCACCTCGGCCGCTTCGGCGCGAATGGAATCTGCGGTCATTGTCGATGCATTGGCCGAAGCGGCAGCATCGACAGGCGGAACTGCCGGGGCTGCTGCGACAGGCGCAGGCGTTTCGATGGGAGTTTCAGGCGTGGTAGTCATATTTAGATCCTTTTTGCCGGGGGAGGTTGTGCCGCGGGGTGCAGCGGCGAAGGCGTGGAAAGCGGTGACGGGATCTGCCAGATCGTCGGCCAGACCGGCGGCGATGGCGTCGGCCCCGCGGAACACAGCAGCTTCGCTGGCCAGCGCCGCAGCATGGGTCAGCCGATCCCCGCGCCCAGCGGCGACAGTTTCGGCGAAGAGGAAACGGACCACCTCCAACTCGCGCTGCATCTGATCGTGCACCGCTTCGGGCAGGGGTTGATAAGGGTTCGCATCGACCTTGTGGGCACCGGCATGGATAAGGGTGACGGCGATGCCCTTCTGGTCGAGGGCCCCGCTCATATCCGTGTGCAACGCCACGACACCAATGCTGCCGACAGCACCGGTGCGCGGCAGAATGATCCGGTCAGCTTGGGAGGCGAGGACATATCCGGCCGATAGGGCATGTTCGGCGACGAATGCGTGGACTGGCTTTTGTGATCGCGCCGCCCGGATGCGGTCGGCCAGATCGAAGGCCCCGGCGACCTCACCCCCAAAGCTGTCGATGTCCAAGGCAATGCCGCGAACGCCGGGATCGGCGACGGCCGCCTGCAGCTGGGCGGCGATCCCCTCGTAGGAGGTCAGGCCCGACGATTGCCCGATCCACGCGCCCCGGTGCACGAGAGTGCCTGTGATTTCGATCACGGCGATGCCATCCAACACGGCATAAGGCTGGCTGCCGCTGCGCTGGTGACGCTGGGCCAGATCGTTCCCGAACAGCGAGGCGCGGGCGGGCAGGGCCGCGTGGTCCATTGCGCCATCGACTTGCAGATCCAACCCCTGGAAGGTGATTTCCTGCCCCGCGATGCGCGGACCCAGTCCGGACAGGAAGGCCAGCGCCTTGGCCGGGTCGACCATCAAGGGCGTGTTGAAGGCGCGCTGGGCGATTTGGGCGTGGTGCATCATGCGCCCTCCTTGGGCCTCGGTTTTTCATCGGCGGTGTCGTCGGCCTCGTCGTCCTTGGCGCTGTCCTGACCCGCATCTTTCGCCGTGCCTTCCCCCGGCCCCTGCGCGGGTGATCCCGGTCGCCGGAAGTCCAGGCCCAGCGCCGCTTCCCGTTTGCGCTCAGTTGCGATTTCGCGGTCGACCTGCTCGGCGTCGTATCCCCGCTCTGCCAAGGCTTGCGTCCGAGACTTCAGCCCGGCTTCGATCTGCAGGATCTCGGCCGAAGCGTCCTTCATCGGGTCGATCCAGTCCCATTTGGTCGGGAGCCAGGCGCAGGCTTGGTATTGGCGGCGCTGGCTGTCATAGCCCGGCAGGTCAAGGGCACCCGACAACACGGCGGTGTCCATCCAGCGCACCCAGACAGCGCGGCAGAGCTGATAGACCAGCACGCCATGTTGCCAGGCAGAAACGCGGCGGCGGAACTCGATCAAGGAAATCCGCGTGTTCGAGAAGTTGCCCTTGGCCGTGTCGCCGGTCAGATAGCCATAGGGCACGCCCAGCGCCGCCGCGATCTGCAGCAGTGTGCGGTACTGGAACGGCTCATAGGTGCCACCTGAGTCAGGTGTCGCCGGGGTCGAGACATCCTCGCCGGGATCAAGCCGCACCACCTGGCCGGGTTCGACCTCCAGATCCTCTTCGGTCGGTTCCAGCGGCGTTTCCGGGGCGGGCGAGGTGATGAACATCGCGAACATCGCAGCGATTTTCTTTCGCTCCAGTTCCGCATCGTCATAGAGGTCCAGCGTGAACAGTTTCACGATGGCGGCCGCGAACCGTGACACGCCGCGCAACTGTCCAGCCTCGACCGGGTCGAGGACATGGATCACGTCGCCAGCTGGAACGCGGACGGTTTCCCCGGCCAGACCCGGATCGGTCAGATCACCGGGGTGGCGACGCAGGAAGTGATAGGCGACACGTCGACCGATGCCGTCGAATTCGATGCCCTGCCGGATCAGCCCTGCGCCGGGCAGGGTGCGGTTCATGTCGAGAGGCAACATCTCGGCGGGCAGCATCTGCAGTTGCAAGGGAACAGTCAGGCCGTCCTCCGCCCGGCGCGGCCGTATGCGGATGAAGACCTCGCCAGACAGAAACACCTCGCGCGCCGCCCGGCGCTGCAAGCCATAGAAGTCGGTAAGGCCTTCGGCATCGGCATCGTCGGTCCAGGCGAGCCACAGCGCCTGCAACTCTTCCTTCTTGGCGGCATCGACGATGGTCGACGAAGGCTTGATGCCATCGCCGACGACATTGCTGGCGAAGCTTTCCACCGCGTTTGCCGCATAGCCGTTGTTGCGGACCAGCCAGCGGGCGCGGGCGGTGATTGTGTCGCCCGAGGCCGCGATCAGCGTGTTCACATGGGCGCGGCTGGCACGGAACCCGCGCAGGCGACGGTGGGCCTGTGCGGCATCGAAGCCGCCAATGATCGACCCCAGCCGCTGACGGAAAGCCTCGAACGCCATGGATCACAGACCCTTCGAGGCGACCGTGCCCCAGCGCCGACGACGCGGGGTGCCGGTGGTCGCGGTGGCGATCCGGGTTTCCAGATCGCTGATGGCATTGGCCAGTTCTGCATCCGAGCCATAGTTGATCGATTTGCCGTCATAGCTGACCGACCGGAAACCTGCGTAACGTGCCTCCTGTAACGCGGCCAGCAGGGCGCGCATCCTTTCCAGATCCATCTCAGTCCCTCATGAAGTTCGGTGTGTAGGCCCGGCGCTTTCGCCGTGGCGTGGTCGGTGTTCCGGCTTTGGGCTGGGTAGGGGCCGCCGGTTCAGTTGTCGTGACGAGCGGCGCTAGGCGTGTTTCCACCCCGACCTGCGCCTCCAGCCGCCGCCAGGTCGCCTCGTCCCAGCGATCCGCGCCCATGATCCAGGCCGCCGCGCGGGCATAGACGCGGGCGTCCAGCGCCTCGTTACGTTCGCGCATTTTCTGCCATTCGGGGTGGGCGTAGCCGCGCTTGTTGCGCACGGTGACCAGCTGTTCCGCCACCAGCTGCTTCAGCCATTCGGTGTCGATCCAATCTGGCAGGTGCACGGTGCCGGGGGCGTCGAGCATGCCCAGCGCGCGGTCTTCGTCCGAGGGACGTTCCAGCCGCAGGAAGCGGTAGGTCTCGGTCTTGAACGTCGCCGTGGCCACGGACCACAGCCGCGCGCCACGGCGCAGACGCTTGCCGCCGATGGTGGCGTCGACGAAGGTGGGCCCCGACACCGGTGTTGCACGGTTGAAGCCCTCGAGGCCTTTGATCGGGGCGACCTGGTCGAAGCCTTGCTTGCGTGCCCAAGCGTAAACCGCCGGGGCTTCATAGCCGGTGTCGATGGCCAGCTTGCCGATCAGCATCACCGCGCCATTGGCGCAGGTCCATGTGTGGCCGAGCAACGCCGTCAGCTTGTCCCAGCAGGCCGGATCGTCCGGGCCACCGGCAATGACGATGTGATCGACCAGCCAGCTTTCCAAGCCCCGGCCCCAGGCCCAGACATCGACTTCGATCCGGTCCTTTTGCACATCGACGCCAGCCGTCAGGAACAGACCGCCGAAGGGGATCTGCGCGCCGCCATAGCTTTCGCGACGTTCGGCCAGCCGCTGCCACTCGGGGGCTTCGCCCGACTCAACCCACGTCTCGCCCAGCAGGGTGTTGCGCGCGACGCGCAGCATGGCCTCCGAGCCTTGCGCCGCAAGCCATTCCCGCGCGATCTGCGCCCATGATTTCCAGCCCAAGGGCGAATAGAGCGCCGAGATATGGAAGCCGATGGAATGCGGATCGGCTGACACGGCCGTTGCCCGCCATTCGCCCCGTTCCAGCATCTGCGTCTTGTGATGCTCGGCGATGGAGCGTTCGCAGCCTTCGCAGTGGTAGGCCGCCGTGTCAGGCCGCCCCTTGTCCCAGCGCAGGCGTTCAAACTGCAGCCATTGCATCACCCCGCAATGGGGGCAGGGCACAAAGTACCGCCGCTTATCGCTGGCCTCGAACTCGCGCTCGATCCGGCTCAGCCCCCGGATCGTCGGGGTCGAGACCATGAACACCTTGCGCCGGTGCGAGAAGGTCGTGGTCCGCGCTTCGGCCAGAGTAACCGGGTCGCCTTCTTCGTCGGCTGAGGCCGGATAAGCGTCGACCTCGTCGAGGAAGATGTAGCGCGCGGGCATGGATCGCAGGCCGGTGGCACTGTTGGCACCGGTCAGCACCAGGATGCCGCCGGGGAATTCCTTTGACAGCATCGAATTGCCAGCATCGCGCGACCGGGCAGGGTTGACCCGCTCGCGCAGAGCAGCGCTGTCCGCGATCAGGGGATCAAGACGGCCCCGCGACGTGCGTTTGGCGAGTTCCAGCGATGGCAACACCGCCAGCATCGGCCCCGGCGCATGATGGATGACAAAGCCGATCCAGTTGTTGCCAGCCTCTGTGGCCCCGACCTGCGCCGCCTTCATGAACGAAATCCGCTGTGCGGGGTGGCGCGGTGACAGCGCGTCCATGATCTCGCGCAGGTAGGGCGCGCGGGCCGTGCGATAGCGCCCCGGTTCAGCTGCACCACGCGAGGACAGCCAGCGATGTTGATCCGCCCATTCCGACACCGTCAGGTCTAGATCAGGACGCATCCCCTTGCGCCAGCTGCGCAGGATGTCCTCGGACCCGTCAAATTCGAGGTCGAGCCCGTCTGTCAGCTGGTCTCCGGTCAGGTCGAGTTCTTCTCCTTCATCCAAGCGAGACCCTGAGATCGGCGAGGGCTTCGAGGTGCTGTCTGACATGGGCTTCCAACACCCTCTGCAGGATCGCGGCCTCGATGATCACAGGTGTGCCGGTCTGTTTTTCCACTCCCAAAGCCACTTCGGCGGCCATCAGCGCCGCCACGCGTGCAGGCCAGGTTACCCATGTGTCGCGTTCTTGCCGTGCGAGGCGAAACACCAGCGCTTCCGCCCGGGCGCGGTCCACCAGCGTGCCCTTCTTCTTCTGGATGCCCAGTTGCTTGTCTTGGGCCTGGTAGACGGTCAGCGCGGTGCGGGCCTTCAGATAGGATGAGCTGTCAGCTGGCCCTGAGAAGCCGCTGTCGCCGCCGGTGCTGCGGCGCTGCTGGTCGGGATCGGTCATCTCGCCACGACGCACATCGGACGCGGCGGCGTTGATAGACCCATCGCTGTAAACCACCAGCCGACTGGCTTTGCGCGCCTTCTGGATCGCCCCGCGCGACAGGCCGGAATGGGCGGAATACTCCCGCTCGGACATACCTTCCATGCTGTTGCCCGCCACACCTAAAGCAATGAAATTGCTTGTTATTCAGTTGATTACACTTCGGACAAGAGCGATTCTGATTGCATCAGAACGATGCAACTCACCGAAGGACGACCTCGCCATGACCACCCGCCGCGCCACCGACAATGCCAAAGCCCTCGACGCATTCATGACCACCAAGTTCCAGATCGACGCGATGCTGGAGCGTCTGAAGGCCCTGAGCGACGACCACTTCGAAGCTCACCCCGACGATATCAACTGGGGCCACGTCGGCACCCTCAATCACTACGCCAGCCTTCTGCGCCAGATCACCGACGCCGCCTTCAAGGAGGGCGAACATGCCGCTTGATCCCGCCCAGCGCCAACAGATCGAACAGGATGCGATCACCGCTGCATGGGAGGCCGAACGCCTCGCCGCCTGCGACGACGCCCTCGCCCTGCTGCGCGACATCGCCGATCAGGAACGCGACGACGATGGCGACGTGATCATCGGCACGGATGCCAAGGACTACAACGACCTGATGTCGCGCATCGCCGCCTTCCTTGCCCCACAACGACCGCTAAGGGGAACCCAGATGACCAAGCTGACCGAAACCCAGACTATCATTCTCAGCGCCGGGGCCCAGCGCCCCGAGAACATTGCCCTGCCACTTCCCAAGGGGCTGGCCGGTGCGGCGGCCAAGATGGCCGTGTCGAAGATGATCGAACACGGTTGGCTGCAGGAGGTCGATGCCAATCTACGCCGGGGCGAACCGCTCTGGCGCGAGACCGGCGATGGCCATGGCACCACGCTGGTGGTCACCGACGCGGGCCTGCTGGCCATCGGGATCGAGCCGGTGGTGGCCAAGATCAATGCTGCGGTCCACGAAAATGCCGCCGATACGCCTGTCCTCAAACTGCCCACGCCGCGCGCTGGGACCAAACAGGAGATGCTGATCACCCTGCTTCGCGCGCCTGACGGTGCCACGATGGACGAGATCGTCGCCGCAACGGGATGGTTGGCACACACCGCGAGGGGTGCCATGTCCGGGGCCTTGGGCAAGAAGCTGGGGTTGATCGTGACCTCGGCGAAGGAAGAGGACCGGGGCAGGGTGTATCGGATCAGCGAAGTCAAATAGAAATTACGCGAAGGTCGATTTGATCCCAAAGCCGTCAAATGCAAGCCACAATGGTCTGATGAACTTCCACCGAGGTTTCATTTGGGCGAACGTGTATGGACGATATCGACTGGGCGGATCGCGCATTCTACGACGATGGCGAATGGATAACGTGGTCCGAAATTGACGAGCAGCTTCGCTTCAAGGAATGGGGCGCGAAGTATCCCAATGCGATACGGTCGATGATCCCATACTTTGAAAATCTCATCTCGCTGGCGGAGAGCTATCACCACGAGACCGGCCTTCATCTGGCCGTCTACGGTGATATTGGCGAGCTTTTCGGCGCTATCACCTACGGTATCAAGCTGAACAAGACATATGCCCAAGGGTCAGACGGAAGGCTTGGCAACGACCATGTCGAGGTCAAGACTATTACGCCCTTCAAGAGCAAAGATGTGGTTGTTGTCGACACGTCCGGGCACTTCAACAAGCTTCTTGTCGTCAAGATCAATGAGGATTTCCAAGTCTCCGGGCGAATGATCGACCGAAAGGACCTTCCCAAGCGAACAGGACGGTATCTTAGGGTCAGATGGAGCGATCTGCCGCCAGCAAAGTAACGGATGCGTTGCACTGCAGCGTTGGTGCGCCACGCGGGCAAGGATCAAGGGGCCGTTCGTTCTGCCGTTCGCCCCGTCGCCATCTCCCAGCGCCTCACGGCCACGTCGCAATAGACCGGGTCCAGCTCCATCGCAAAGCATCGCCGCCCAGCGCGCTCGGCTGCGACCAGCTGCGTGCCGGAGCCGCAGAAGGGTTCATAGATCAGATCGCCCGGATCCGAAAATGCCGTCAGCACCGCCTCGACCAGCGCCACCGGAAACACTGCCGGGTGCACTCCGGCAGCACCCAGCCCGCCCTTGTGACGCATAATCCTGAAGACGCTGTCCGGGATACGATGGCTTTGGATCGCGTTGCCGGTTCCGGTCTTGGCGTGGACGGTGCCGTCGGCCCCGCGCAGCCCACCGCCACCCAAGGTTTCGCCCGCGTGCTTGGACGGGACGGTCTTGTGCGGTTTGCGGGGCGCGCGGTTGAAGTGGAAAATGAACTCGTGTGATGGGGCCAGACGGCCGTTCCAATCGCCCGGTAATCCTGGCCCCTGATCCCACACATACCACCCAAACCGCCGCCAGCCAGATGCGCGCATCCATTCCACCCATCCCTCCCAATAGGGCTGCCATTCGCTGTCGCGATGCACGAGGCCGAGGTTGACCAGCAGCTGTGCTTCGGCCGTGACGGGCGCTGCGGTGAAGACGCCCTGCATCAGCGCATCCCAATTGCCGACCTTTTCCTTGGCTGCGCCATAGTCGCGCTGCTGCGCGTAGGGCGGCGAGGTGAACATCAGTGTCGCCTGTTCGCCATGCATCAGCCTCGCGACAGCGGCCGGATCGGTGGCATCGCCGCAGCAGAGTCGGTGCTTGCCCAGCGCCCAGATGTCGCCCGGCCGGGTGATAGGTTCGGCGAGCGGTGCTGGGATGGCATCGGCCGCATCATCAGAGATCGCAGGCCGGTCGTCAGCGTCTGCCAGCAATGCGTCCAGTTCATCCTCGGGGATCCCGATCAGCCCGAGGTCGAAATCCTCGGCCAGCAGCGCCTGCAGTTCCTGCAGCAGCAGGGCCTCGTCCCAGCCGCCCAGCTCGGTCAGTTTATTGTCCGCGATGCGATATGCCCGACGCTGTGCTTCAGTCAGATGGCCCAACACGATGACAGGGGCCTCGGACAGGCCGAGGTGGGCGGCGGCCAGGATGCGACCATGGCCAGCGATCAACTCGCCGTCGGCCGCCACCAGCACCGGGACGGTCCAGCCGAACTCGGCCATGCTGGCAGCGATCTTGGCCACCTGATCGGCATCATGGGTCTTGGCGTTGCGGGCGTAGGGTTTCAGCCGGGCGAGTGGCCAGTGTTCGATCCTGCCCGGCAGGAGGGGTATATTCATGCCGCGAGCCTCTTGGCCTTCAGGTCGGCGAAGGTTTCGCCGGTGTCGGCCAGCACGGCATTGGCGCCGGTGAACTGCTGCCAGCGCTCGATAGCGACATCGACATAAGCGGGGTTCAATTCGATCCCGAAGCAGACGCGGCCGGTGGTTTCCGCCGCGATCAGTGTGGTGCCGGATCCCATGAAGGGTTCGAACACCGCCTGACCGGGGCTTGAGTTGTTCAGGATCGGGCGGCGCATGCACTCGACCGGCTTCTGTGTGCCGTGCGCGGTGGCAGCATCCTGGTCCTTGCCGGAGATCTGCCACAGAGTCGTCTGTTTGCGATCCCCGGCCCAGTGGCCCTTGCCGGTCTTTTTCACGGCATACCAGCAAGGCTCATGCTGCCAGTGGTAATCGCCGCGGCTGAGGACGAGGCGGTCCTTGGCCCAGATGATCTGCGACCGGACGGCGAAACCCGCCGCCACGAGGCTCTCGGCCACGGTCGAGGAGTGTAGCGCGCCGTGCCAGACATAGGCGACATCGCCTGGGAACAGTGCCCAAGCTTCGCGCCAATCGGCCCGGTCGTCGTTCAGCACCTTGCCGGTGCGCTTGGTTTTGGCGGCGCCCGCCTGGTTGCGCCAGGACGGATCGTATTCCACGCCATAGGGCGGGTCCGTCACCATCAGCAGCGGGCGTACGTCGCCCAGCAGCCGACCGACCACATCGGCGGATGTGCTGTCACCGCAGATCAGCCTGTGCGATCCCAGCTGCCACAGGTCACCCGCCACCGACACCGGCATGACCGGCGGTTCGGGAATGTCATCCTCGCCCTCCGCTGCGCCGTCTTCAACCTGATCCGGATCACGCAGCAGGGCGTCCAGATCCTCGTCGGTTATCCCCAACAGCGAGAGGTCGAAATCTTCGGCCAGTAGCCCCGCGATTTCGTCGCGCAGCATCGCCTCGTCCCACTCGCCCAACTCGGTCAGCTTGTTGTCTGCGATCCGGTAGGCCCGGCGTTCGGCTTCATCGAGGTGGCCGAGCCGGATCACCGGCACATCGGTCAGCCCCAGCATGATCGCGGCCAGCACCCGGCCATGCCCGGCGATCAGCTCGCCGTCGTCGGCCACCAGACAGGGCACAGTCCAGCCGAACTTGGCCATGCTGGCGGCAATCTTTGCGACCTGGTCGGTGCCGTGGATCTTTGCATTGCGGGCATAGGGGCGCAGCCGGTCGAGAGGCCAAGTCTCGATCTGGCTCGGCGCAAAGACCAGGTCCATCGGGTCGCTTCCATGTGGGGCAGGGGCGGGCAAGCCGATGCGCGTTGGGCGATACCAACGTGAGGATCAGGATCCGCGATGTGGGGGAAATGAAAAACACCCGCGAGGGGGTTCCTCCGGGCACAATTCTTCGATGATCAAGGGGTAGGTCAAGAGGGGCAGCTTTGTCAAATGAAAAAATTAAGCGGAATCAATGGGATTCAATGCGCGGGGCTGAAATCTGAACGGACGGTGTTATGCGCCAATGCCGGTCCTGTGAAAATACTGGACCGGAGGCCGCCAGACATGCGATTAAGGGCACCTTTTTCACCCCAAGGAAGATTCGCAATGCGACCCGGTCGCACCCCAAGCCCGACCCAAACCCTGACCCGCCGCGCACTCGGCACCCGGTTTGCCGGGGCTGCTGCCGCAATCGGTTTTGGGCAAGGTGCTGCGGCCAGTGGGGCGGCGAACCCGATGCCGGTGCTGGACCCTGACCTGCGCGATGCTGCACTTCGCGGCCTGGCGCTGGCGGGTTATCGCGGCGATCCGGTCACGGCGGCGGCGGCTAATGCAGCGTTGGCTCGCCTCGCAGAATCCGATCCCGAGGCTGGATTGCTCGGGCGCATCTACCAGATGCTCGATGTGCGCCCGGCCGCCTACTGGCCCGAGGATGTCCCCGACGCCGCGGCGGCAGACCTCGCAATCCTGCATGCAGCGATCCGTGCCTGCCAGCCGGTCGCCTTCGGCTACACCGACCTCGACGGCAACAAGACGATGCGCACCGTCCTGCCGCTGGCGTTGGTGCATCCGCCGCAAGGGGTGAAGCTGCTGGCCTGGTGCGCCGAGCGCCAGGACTTTCGTCAGTTCTTCGTG